TGGATTACACGCAACGCCGTGGCATCGATGGCGCGATGCAGCACATCTGGCCATATCACTTCTGGTATACAAGCTCTGTTGTTGAATGGGCAAAGCACCTTCTTGGCGCCCCAGAGATTGCTGCAGCTTGGTCAAGATATGAGGAACTGCGTAGACGGAACGGCATGATTGGGTATCCAACCAGAATGGCTGGCAAGATGTGGATACCTACTACGCCGTGGCTGCCAGATTATCTTGGGAATGAAATATTCCTCGACCCGTTCTCACGGCTTATGCCACTTGAGAGCATTGCGCAGCCCGTGTCTCTGTTCTCCGACCTATCAGCGGACATTTATTCAAGAACTGTTTACCAAATCAACACGATGGTAAGGGATGGGATTATTACCCAAGAGCAAGGTGCAGCCGCTATTCAATTAGGCTCTGGTGATATTTGGGAAGACGCCTTAGCAGAAGTTATGCTACAGGATGACCTTATGACCAATGATGTTGTTACCCTTGCCTCTCGGATGATGGGCATCGCCCCTTGGTGGCAATATCCCTACTATTTTGCCACTGGGCAAGAGGATAAAATTAGCCCTATGCCTCCAACAAGGTTGGGGCAAGCGCTTTCGTCCTTCCGTGGGCAAGGCTGGGCTTGGGATATGCTCAGCTATGTTGGAGAAGTTCTAAAATACCCAGAGGAAAAAGTGAGGGAAACGCTCGGCATGTCCCCGTATGGTGAACCTGGTGATTACTATATTCGGCTTATGCTTACCAGCATGCTTGGGGATGGCACTACTTCTGACGTAGACGAGGTAGAAAAGCAAATGATTGAGCGCAAGGGCGACCTGTGGGAGGAAGCCAAGAGGCGTGCTGATGTGTATCTATCTGCCCGCTTGCCTGGCTCTTTGTTCTTACACGCCATTGCCCAGTATACAAATGACCCAACTCCAGAAAACGCTAAAGCCATCGCACCTGCGTTTATGCTCACCTTGTTCCCCGCTGGCATGATACCAGAGGGTGAGCAATATATGCGCAACCTCAACACAGAATACCAAAAAGCTTGGAGAGAGTATAATATGGGCAAAACAGATGCCCTAAATGAATTTTATGATAAATATCCAGAGTATAGGGCACGCCAAGACATGTTCAAGAGCGATGAAACCATGCTGAAGGGATTTCTTGTAGACCAGATATGGGATAAGTGGTCGTCTATTCCTGCTGCGAGCCGTCAACTTGCAACCCAAGCGCTTGGGGAATCTTTCCAAAGGCTGTTCTTGGATGCTAAGGCATATACCAACATTGACAACAACACGCTTGCTGCGTGGAGTTATCAGTTAGGTGGCTATGTTCCCGTGACTGAGGAGACGGAAGCTGCGGCAAGCGCAACACAACTGCCAGTGCCAAGATATTCTCCAGAAGTCGAGGCTGCGGTTGCGGAGTTCCAAGCTGAGCGCGCCGAACGTTATCCTGATTACTACTGGCAGCAGCAGATTTATTGGGACCCCGCGAGTGACAAAGAAGAGCTAAAACGCACAATGCCATCGTATTTTGATTATTTAGAATGGCGTAAGCAGTATTACAAAGACCACCCGCTGGTAAAGCAGTGGGCTGAAGACCAGTCAGCAAGAGGCAGGGGAGATGAATCTCTATTGGCTCCAACCTCAGATATGGTTGGGCAGACGCAACCAGCCCAATCTCTGCTCATTGAGTTTGATGATGCGCTCAAGGCAGAGCTTGGGAAATATATTGTAAACGGCACCCCCTTATCCGCAGGTGCCAAAGCCGAACTCAATCGAGTTTGGGAGGCGAAGGGCAGGCCTGGCAGCTCGTTAGAGCAATGGATAAATGCCGTATTAGGCTTGCAAAGATAATAAAACTATATTATAATAACGAAGGAGTATTACTATGAGTGAACGAACTTTTGACCAGACGGACGGTGCACCAGAAGATGCTAATTCTGTTGTATCTCCAGGGCAGGCTTCTGGCAAGCAGGAGCCAAGTGGTGCTGAGGTTTATATCACCAAGCAGGAGTTTGAGGCTTTGCAGCGACAGTTGCAGTCTCAAACAGACAAGGCCATCCATAACTCTATGGAAGCTCGTCTAAAACAACTGAAGGCAGACATTGACAAAACCCTGAAAGCTAACAGGGCAGCTGGTATCGAAATCTCTCCTGAGAAGGAAGCGATGTTGCGCCAGAAAATGTTAGACCAGGTGCTGTTTGAAGATGAAGCCCCGTCTGCTCCAAAAGGGCAGGGGCAAGAGAGCCAGGATGACTACGCATGGATTACTGAAGCGGCAGACGATATTATGGAGGAATATGGTGTTCATATTCCCGTTCGGGAGTTGAGACAACTTCCGAGCTCGAACCCTGCAGAGTATTTAAAGCAGGTTCGCATGCTTGCCAAACAGAAATCCGCTGGACGCGCAACAAGCGCTCCGCAACCAGAACCTACAAAACCACCCGATACACGTACCTTCCTGGGCTCAAGCATTGGTGGCGTACCAACGCCAGAAACACAAGACACACTAAGAGACGCTTATCTCAAAGAGGTTAATGAGTTCAAGGCTGCTCATCCAAGAGCAACTGTAGAACAGCTCTTTGAAATTCGCGAGAAATGGTTGAGCAAGGGTTGGAACGGTATCACAAGATAAGCCTATAGGAGATAACAATGGCTATAATTAACCCTGGTACAACCTACAGTGGGGATAACCCCACTTTAATGAAACGTTCTCTTGATGAGAACATCCTCAACCTCGACCCTCGCGACACCCCTCTGCTCACCCTGCTGGGTGGCTTAGATGGTGCTGCTGGCAAATTTTCTTTCCTTCCGTCTTCCAACAACACCAAGTATGAGTGGATGGAAGACACCCTCGGCTATCGCTCTGTAAAATTAAAAAACGCGGCTTCTGTCACAGGCGATACCTCGCTTGACCTTGCCACTGGTGAAGCTGCTAAGCTCGAGCCTGGTCATATTCTGCAATACAGCACTGTCCAGATGTGGGTATCTGAAGTTAATACCTCCACAGATATTGTTACTGTTACCCGTCCTTACGCCAGCACAACTGACGTTGAAATCCCCGCCAACTCAGTTATTAAGATTGTTGGTATGGCCCGGTTGGAAGGCGCCGAGTCTGACCCGATTAAAGGTACGTCCGTTACAATCCCTTACAACTACACCCAAATCCTCCATCGCGAGCTTTCTGAAAGCGGTACTATGGAGAAAATGCAGTTGCTTGGCAAGGGAGACCCCTGGCAGTACGAAGCCGCGAAACAAGTCCCGAATATGCTCATCGAACTGGAGCATTCACTTTTGTACGGTATCCGCCAGCAGGGTTCCGCAACAGCCCCGCGCGCCATGGGAGGTATCAAGACCTTCATTACCTCTAACGTGCAGGCCAATCTCGGATCTAAGATCACCAAAACGGCTTTTAATACAGCTGCGCTGGCGATGTTTAATGGCTCTGGCGGAGGCGACAAGTATGCGATTGTCTCTCCAGGGAACTATGTTGAATTGACGTCTTTGTTTACTGCGGCAGAGACGGTGCAGCATACCGAAAGCAATGGTAATGAATACTGGTGGGGCATGTCGCCTGTTGGCATCTACACCAAGTTCGGCAAAATCAACCTGTACATCGACCGATGGATTGACGACTCGTTCATTCCGATTATCGACCTGAACCATGTTGGCGTCAAAACCCTGCGCCCGTTCTTCATCGAACCGTTGGCAAAGGGCGGCGACTACCACAAACAGGAAACCATCTGGGAAGGCACGCTTTGTATGCGTGGGGATAAAGCTCACGCTCTCATCGCTGGCATTACCGCTCCCTAACCATAACTGAACAAAAGGGGGCTGGAGTTATCCAGCCCCCTGAGCCTAAGGAGAATTTATGGCGACCTTATATGATGCCATGCTGCAGACGGCTATGTTCAGTGGTGTGTGTGTTTCTGGTGTATCCACTTCAGCAGGCACAAATAGCCGCATTTATGTGGCTGATAGGTATGAAGCTGACGGATATTACAATGGTGGCACTTTATTTATCCAATCGGGCGCGTATTCTGGCACAACTGATACAATCCTTATCTACAGTTTAGCCGAGCATTATTTTGAGCTGCAATATCCTAAGGGGGAACCTTACCAAGCAGGGATAAGATACACTGCCACAAACCAAAACAGGAGTATGCTTATTCAGGCTGTTAATCAGGCATTGACGCATATGGGCTTATATACTGTTGTAGACGAGAGTTTGGCATCAGACACAAGCTCTACTGAATATGCTTTACCCTTTGGCGTTAGTAATGTTGTCAGGATTGATGAGATAACCAGCATGGGCGGGTTTATTCCCGTAAAGACATGGCAAGAATTTGCGGGCAAAATCTATCTTGACCAGCCATTGTCGAGCGGCAATAAGTTGCGTCTTTATTACAACAAAGTGCATGACACGATAAGCCAAGACGCTGACCCAATTGACCCTGCGTTCAACTTGACAAGGATTGCTTGGACGGCTACTTACTTCTATGAACTGAGCCGAATGCAGTATCTTGGCACTAATGCCGATAAAGAGACTGCGCTTTTTGTCAACGCGCAACAACAGATGGCACGGCAAGAGCGTATCCATCCAGTTAGAAAAGTGGAACGTTCTGGAAACTTGGCAGTGTATTAATGGGCAGCTCGCTAAAGAACGTTATCGTATATCCAGGATGCATCAATCCGACCCATCACTTGAAGCTTGAAGATGTTCTTGGGCGTGAGGCTGGTTTTATCTTGTGCGATAATCGTGGCAACCCAGATGGGCGCAATATGCCTATGGGAACTATGCCAAGGTCTCCCATACAAATTACGCAAAGCAATAGCGAGCGCTCGGATATGGAGCTGCCATATAAGAATGAGATACAAGTGTCTTGGACTGGCGGGCGCGGAAAAGACTCGTTCTCGGATGATAGAACCCGCTTCTTGGACAGCTTCAGAATGGACACGATGGGCGAGTTTCCCATCTGTGGACCTAAAGAGACTTTGCAAACTGGTATTGGTGTTGAGCAATACAACGTTGACCTAAAAACCGATGTGTATGATTATCTTAGTTTGACAACCAGCACAGGCTATTATGCGTTCCGAATAAAGATAGAAAACCCCGGAACTATCTCACATATTAGTATGACGGTTGGTAAGAACGAAACTGGCTCAGACCAAACATTCAAGTATAAGTTTGAGGTTGTTGACACAGGAGAGCCAATCACAACCGTGCCTTCATCGTCTACAGTAACAAATGTTGCGAATGTTCCGCAATCATCGGAAGACACGACCATAACTCTTTCAGCCAACATTACCGTTGGTGCAGATAAAGACCTGATTATTATTGTCGGCGCTGCAAGCGGCAATGTGAGTATTGTTTATTCTGCAACTGACGGGTATTTTCTCGCAACGGAGATTGGCGACCTTATTACAACCGAAGACGGCAGACCGCTTGCTTGGGGCGATAGTTACAGCGAAATATCCACTTATACAACGAGCTGGGAAACGCACATACTGTATGCAACGCTTTATGGTGAGCTGGTCTATGGCGGCAATGCTTATACTAAATTGTTTGAGTATAAGCATGCTATGTACGCCATTGTGAACGACCCAAACGAGGTGTCCGCCCCGAAGCTATACCTCAATGGTTTACGCGGTGTAATGAACAGTAATGCAGCTAACTTGAATGTATCTTATCTTAGGCAAACAATTGTTCCAAGCGAAGTTATTGGGAAAACTATCTTTATTTATAATGGTGCTGGAGAAAATGAGTTACAGCCATACAGAAAGATTGTAGCAGCCCTTCCTAACGGAACTGTTACTGTTGATAAGCCATGGAATATTGCACAGGATAATACCACAGAGTGGGTCATTGTTGGTATGAATAGATGGAAAGAAATTACTGGACACGGTTTGACTAAGCCAGTTACAGATATATGCGTCGTTGGTAATTATGTGGTTTTTGCACAGGGTACAAAAGCTCCAATTCGTCTGATGCGTGCCTATGCCTCTACAACAGGCTGGGCAAACAATTTTGCTGCCCACAAAGCTAACAACTGGAATGAGTCTGCTGACACAGACACGGCAGTTATATATGCCGACCTATTGCGCGTTGGCTATATGGAGAGTGGGGAGATGGTTGTGTGGAGAGCGCGGGTAGACCAAAGCAAGGTAGACTTTTCTTATTTAGAGGGTTCCTGGGACACCGAAGAAGAAGACCAGTCATTGTTTTATTTTGATATAAACCGTAATGTACGGCTTGACACAAGGATGCTGCTTGCCAGAACACAACAGGATTTAGCCCGTGAGGAAGCAAAAGACGAACCAGATGAGGGCTATATATTGTCTTATGAAAGGCAGATAGCTGATTATGAGCACATGATTAGCCTAACACCAACGGCAGAATATGGCGGTGAGCCGCCTGACAACAACCCATCTGTTACATTGCGTTCAGCCCATAAATTCCTGCCTTATTATGTTACCTGTGGTGATACCCGTGCCAATATTACCAATATGGTAATGGCTGGTTATCCTAAGCGCCCTTACGTTGCCAAAGAGGATAGCATCGGCTCTATCTGGGACGGGGTATATTCTGAGATTGCTGTTCCAGAAATGAAGTGGATAATGAGCGAAAAGAATGGTCAGGCTATGGTTCAGCATGACGTCTATCTTTACTTCAATATGGCTGGGGGTATGATAGAGCGTTATTATGAGCAACGCCTTGACGATGTAGGTCCTAACAGAGAGGAAGGTTTACCACGCGAAAGGCAGGGGGAGGTGTCTTGCCTCGTGCCTTATCCAGGCAGACTTTATGCCGCCATCAATGCTGGTACGAAAGGTTATTCATCTGTGCTTTGTTACAACGGACTTGGGTGGCACGAGATATACCGCTCGAATTACGTTGGCAAAAACATTACGGACTTATATATCTATTCCACGCCAGGCAACGATGTTTCCGACATTATGTATATTAGCGAAGGCACTGGCATTTATTCAATTCCCATTGCCATAAACCCAATGAAGCAATATGACTACCAGTATTTTGGGTATAAAGAGAAAGGGGACAAGCCTTACATTATCACTGGGTGGTTTGACTTTGGCTATCGTGAGATAAATAAGTACTTCCACTCTGTGATAATTACATCCGACTGTACTAACGATAGAACCCCGACGGGCTTTGAGTATTACTACGAGCTTTATTATCAGGTTGATGATGCCAAAAACTGGACGATGGCTGGCACTTCTGGGGCAGAGC